TATATGATGGCGTTCTGGGATGAATTAAAAAAATATATATTATCTCACGGCGGCAATGAATCCCGTAATAAGTATCGTTTATATCTACCATATACAGGACCAACTCCTAACGTAACTGCCGACGATACTGCATCTGCAGGGTCTGAATCGTATTGGACCACCAACCGTGAGGCCATTAAAAACATAGTTGCTCTTGTCTTGGATGAGCGTGGACAATGGATAGACCAATGGGATTACATCGGTGGTATTGTTGATGTTGCATTTAAGGACCAACAAGGAAACGTCAAAGTACGTAAGGGTCAAAAGATTGGTAAACTTATCGCAAAAGATACTATCCCAACAGGCAAAGGTAATATAAATGCATTGGATTTATTTTCAGCTGATCCGGTTAGATTAAGTAAGAATATCAAATCAGCCATATCTTCAAATGACCTTTGGATTGTCATTTCCAATCATGCATATGATATTGCCGGCATGTCAACCAATCGAGACTGGACATCCTGTATGAATATTATAGGTGGTGAATGTAAAGATTATGTTGAAAAAGATATAGAATATGGTACATTAGTATGTTATATCATTGATAAGAAAGATACTAACATTGAGCACCCATATGGACGTATCCTTATCAAACCATATAAACTTCAACGTCCAAACTATCACGGATTCCTTCCTTGTCCTATTGTATACTCACCGGAGGTAACCGTATACTCTCCATATATTGGTCTTAAACCTATTAGGGAATGGTTGAAGAATATATGTGAGGATATTCAGGAGGGTGAAGGTATACTTCGTTCATTGAAGGAGTTATATAATGATAATTTCCACGATAATGTCGATACAAATTTTAAGGGTAAACGTGGTAAGAAACCCGAATATACCCAATTTAAATAACGAAAAAGGTCTCAGGGTCTTTTTATAATTTATATACTATGCCACCAATTATTGAAAATCCTATAGAATCAGCAGGTAATTCACAACAATTACGAAAGCCGTCTTCATTGAAATCCACATTCAATCCTATTAAGGAGATGAAGGGAGATCAACGATCACAGGCTATTCAATGGACTACGCAGATCCTTGATGTGGCTATTAAAGGTCTATCAAAGGGTAAACGACTGGTAGCTAACCCATTCTACGAGAATAATGTTAAACTTCTCAAACCAGATTTGGTATTTGTCCACACCAAGGAGGAAGCTGACGAATGGAAGAAATGTGCAAATGATATCTTTTACTTCATCGAGACGTATGCCAAGACGATGACGCCATTAGGTATCCGTAATATCACATTACGTGATTACCAAAAAAGGTACCTGCAGTTACTCCTCGATCATCAATTGACGATCTACCGCGCAGCAAGGCAGTCCGCAAAGTGCAACTTCTTCATTTCCAAAGTGTTAGTAAATATTTCTACAGAAGATTGCCTATTAGCTAAAAAAATAAACCTATCAAATTATTATATAAATGAAGATACATATGAAATACCATTCTATGAGATATGGAATTGCTGCGATACCTCATTTAAGTGGAAAATCAAGTATCGACTTTATAAAATAATTGATAAGTTATATGCCAAGCAAAAAAGGAGCAAAGTGGGTTAAAAATCCGGAAGACAGCATTTTAAGATGGGAGTATTACAAAAAACAGGATCCTTCCAGAACACAGGAAGAATGTGAAATACTTGCAATGAAACGCCGGAAGGCACGCAATAAGGGTAGTGTGGAGTACTATGAACTACACTACCCTAACTTATCCCACGAGGAACACATAAGGATGCTTGTGGAATTTCAGGAAAATTATAAAAAGAACCAACCAACACATATCGAATACTGGATTAATAAATATCCAGATCTTCCCACTAATGAACAGGAGAGATTATTCCACGATTATATGAGATCAACCAATGGTGGGTGTATCGAGTTCTATGAACGAAAATATCCAGATAAAACACCGGAGGAACGTCAAAAGATGCTCGATGATTGGTTAAAAAAACATCAGGTATCTCAACCAAAATTGGTTGGTGATAAAAATCCAGGACATTCCAAGAATACAACCGATTTGGAACGCAAACAACGTTCACCAAAATGCATAGAGTTTTATGAGTTGAGATATCCAAACCTTTCCCACGAAGATCATTTAAGGATGCTCAATGAACATAAATCAAATGTAACTAAAATATTACAGGACCCTAAAAATCAGGTATTATGTATTGAATATTGGTTGGATAAAGGATACTCGATCGAGGAAGCCGAACAAAAACTAACGAATGAATATCAAAAACGTTCCTTTACATTAGAAAAATGTATAAAAAAATATGGTGACGAAGAAGGCCAAAAAAAATTCGAAGAACGTCAGATAAAATGGCAAAAAACACTGCATGAAGCATTTGGAAAATCAAAAATAGCACAAAGTCATATAGCAAATCAAATTATTAATGATATTAAGTCAAAATATGATGGTGAAACAGAGTATCTTGTAAATAAATATTCATTTGATTTCCGTTATAAAAATATTCTTATTGAAATAAATGGAGATTACTGGCATTGTAATCCAAGATTATACAAACCGTTCGAATTTAATAAAGTTATTGGTAAATACGCTCATGAAATATGGAAAAAAGATGAATTAAAAAAGAAAATAGCTGAAGATGAAGGTTATTTGGTTTATATAATATGGGAATATGATTATAGAAAAAACCCAAAAGAAACCCTCGACAAATGTTTATTATTCATACATGATAATATTTCTAATTAACATAAGTTAATTAAAATTTCCCTTGCTGTTTGTTATTTTATAGGTATAGGTAGTAATATTATGAATACCCCATCCATAGAATATATAAGGGCACATAAATATCATCGCGATTTTTATTTGAACCGGGATTTCCCTGGTTTTTTGGAGATGCTTGTTGAAAAATTTCCAGATATCCAAAATCAATCCGAACGTATTTGGTTATATTTTAACGACCATCCAGTATGCCCAATATGTGGTGGTCGGGTTAAGACATTTATAAATTTCAATAAAGGTTACACAAAGTATTGTTGTCCAACGTGTGCCCAGAAAGACCCCATGGTGCGTGAGAAAAATGAAAAAACAAATACCATTCGGTATGGAAAGGATCATGTAAAACGCCGCGTGGAAAAAACCACGGAAACCAAACTTAAACGGTATGGAAAGGCTGGGTATAACAATCCGGAGGCTATGAAGTCTACCTTTATTGAACGATATGGTGTGGATAATCCATTGAAGTCTGACGCTGTGAAAGAGAAGGTCAATGAGACCAATATGAAAAAGTATGGTGCCACCCGTAGGATAGCATCCGCAGACTATCTGAAACAAAAACGGGATCATATAGACAATCAGTTAATCAAAAAATATCCAGAAGTTATACAAGTCATTGACCACCACGATGGATTACCAATATTCAAATGTTCATGCACAGATCCAAAATGCGCCAAATGTCAGGAACGAACGTTTGAAATAGGATACTGGATGTATTATGAAAGGAAATTTGTATATAAAACAGAAATATGTCCAGTTAAAAATACCATATATAAGAACAAAAACACCAATATAGAGTTATTTGTACAAAATATTCTTGATACCCACTCTGTGGAGTATGTAACCAACAACCGTAAGGTACTTTCAGGTACTGAACTTGATATATATATTCCATCACGGAATCTCGCTATAGAATGTAATGGTATTTACTGGCATAGAACGGCTCCTGATAGTCGGATTTCTAAAATTTACCATCATACAAAATGGGATGTATGTAGAAAACAAGGAATCCAGTTACTTACCATATGGGAGGACCAGATAGTTAACAAACCGGAGGTTGTCCGAAATATTATACTATCACGGTTGGGTATATATAACGAACGCATCGGAGCCAGTAAGTGTAAGGCGCTTGAAGTACCAGTTACAGAAGCTATAGAATTTCTTGATAATAACCATATACAAGGCTCCGTCAATGGATCCATCAGGTTGGGATTATATTATAAAGATCAACTTGTAAGTCTGATGATGTTTGGTCGTAAGCGTAAGGTACTTAATTCCGAAGATAAGGAAAATACATATGAGCTTTACCGTTACTGTAATAGATGTGGAACCCAGGTCATTCATGGTGCAGAACGTCTATTTAAGCATTTCTTAAAAGATCATCCGGGATGTATAATTGAATCATTTTCCAGCAACGATATATCTATGGGTGACTTATATAAAAACCTTGGATTCGATCTCGTTGGTGAACAGCCAACATCTTATTGGTATATAGATAAGAATTTTCAACGCCATCATAGATACACATTCCGTAAAGATATTCTTGTAAAAAACGGAGCAGATCCAAATATGACTGAGTTTGAGATAACTGATAATATGGGGCTGTATAGGATATACGACTCAGGACAACAAAAATGGAGATATGATAAGACTTCTAATTAACATACTAATATTTATAATTGGTTTTATCGACCGATTCGAAAAGGATGACGAAAAGATAATTAAGTCGTTCGATCTTAACGGTGTCGAAGTGAAGACGGATACCGGTTGGCAACCAGTATCCCAGATTCATATGACTAAACCGTTCTCCATATATACTGTTAGCACCAAGGACTATGAACTATCAGGTGCGGATACCCATATATGTTACGATGAACTTTTTAACGAAAAGTTCCTTAAAGATTTTCATGTCGGTGACTATATAATGACTATCGATGGACCACAGCTCGTCCATAAGGTGACAAAGAATCCAACCAAGGTGTGTATGTGTGATATATCGGTTGAATCCGAAGATCACCGTTATTACACCAACGGTATTCTCTCACACAATACCACATCTTCTGCTATGTTCTTACTTTGGTATATCCTATTTAATACGGATAAAAATGCCATTGTATTAGGTAATAAGGGCAAAACAGCTAAGGAAATTTTATCCAAAGTTAAACAGGTATTCCTCGAAGTACCTCACTTCCTCAAACCCGGTGTGGAGAAGTGGAATGAAAACGAGGTGGTATTTGATAATGGATGTCGTATCCTTACAGAAACCACCGTTGCAGAACCTGCTATCGGTTTCACATTGCACTGTGTATTGCTTGACGAGTTCGCCCATATTGCACCAAATATCCAGGAGCCGTTCTACTCCAATATCTTCCCAACCATTGATGCAGCAAACGCAAAACTTATGATTACCTCAACCCAGAACGGTCCGGATCTGTTCTGTCGTTTATTCGTTGGTGCCGAGAATGGTGAAAATGACTTCGCTCCATTTACCACCAACTGGGACGAGGTGCCTAACTGGAACAAGGAGAAGAAATGTTGGGAGAAACGTGATGAGGAATGGCGTAGACGTAAGGTGGCAAACCTCGGTTCAGAAGAAGCATTCAATGAACAATATGGATGTGACTTCGCGGTGGCCACCAACGCACTTATCCCACAACGTTATCTTACTAAAAATCAACGGTTTGTTAAACACTTCGTTAATAAGGAAATACTTGGAGTATCACATGCGGATTGCTTCTTCTGGGATCCGGATTACGACCCAATGGATTTACGAAAAGACTATGTGGTGTTCACGACCGATATTGCCACTGGCGTGCAAGAGGACTACACCAACGTACAGATCAATAAGTTAATAGGAGTGGACGAGGAGCGCAAACCAATATTTAAGGTTATTGGATATTTCCGTACCAATATCCTGGATGATAATGAATGTTGTCGTTCGATAGCCGAGTTTATAAATCTATACTGTCACCACGATAGATACCTATATAGTTTTGAGAGCAACCTCTATGGTGACCTGTGGAAATCCAACTTCAAGCAACTTGCTGATGTGGAGTTCACTACAAACTTCACTATGGATAACTTCATTAAATTCTATAACGAGGCACTTACCAGATTCCGTTATGGTGTTCAGATAACCTATAAATCGAAGCAGCTCGGTTGTAAACTCTTCCGTAATGCATATACCAAAGGAACCATCATTAATCACTCCCATATATTCTTCAATGAACTTAAGTGTTTCTGTGATAAGAATGGTAACGGTACGTACGCTGCTATCTACGGGCATGATGATACCGTTATGTCACAGATTCAGTTGCCACTTATATACGACACCATCCAATTTAAGGAGTTCCTCGAAGAATTCATTGCAAATACCGGTGCGGAAGATAAGGGTCAAAATGAGAACTTCTATCAGGATATCCAACCAGAAGGATCCGGTAGAATCCAATCACCGGCCGAGTTGATGCAGATACGTGAATTTGCACCCTCATCGTTCGCTCAATTACGTCAAAATAATCAAAATAATCAAAGTGATATCATTTATGGAGTACCGCAAATGGGTAACATAGGAGAGGGTGGTACATTATATGATTTTTGATGGATAATTCGCTCCCTAATAAAAGATCTCACCGTCCCTTAATAGTTATACAGGGGACGGTGAGATCGTTGTTTATAGAGGAGATTTTTAAGCTGCGTCTTGAACTGTCCAATCGGAGGGGATGCCGTTATTACCACTCGGCAGTTTCAAATATTTTTATATGTTTCATATTCTTAATTTTTTGTCTATACATATATAATAGTTGTTAAGTTTACCGGAATGCCAGTTATATATATTTGACATAAAAGAAAGATATGTTTAAGTATAGAGAATTTCCCATTTTCAGTAAGGACAGACGGCGCAGCTGCTTACTCCAGGTCTCATGCGACGTAGACGTGATTCCTACGAATGAGTTTATTGGTACACCCAAAGCCATAGCCAACGATGTACACTACACCGTGTACTCCAAGTATACGAAGTATGAGTTCGGTGGATACAGCGGAGACAGCAAGCATTACAACTACTACTCCAAAGCATCCGAGGCCGCTCGT